AGCAACTATTATTGCTTTGAAGGCAAACTTAAATAAAAAACCCGAAGAAAAAGAAAATGACTGACCCAGTATGGAGTGTAAATATACTATTAGGTATTGGACTTGCCGGTGCTGCTTATATCATATACTATATACTTAAATTAGCATACGAAGAAGATAATGTATAACTATAGAATCAAGAAGATAGAAAGAATTGTTGATGGAGACACATTAGATGTTTCAATAGATTTGGGATTCAATCTTACAACTGTTCAAAGAGTTCGTCTCAAAGGTATTAATGCAGCAGAAACAAGAACCAAAGACCTTAAAGAAAAGGCAGAAGGTCTTGCGACAAAAGCGTGGTTAGAAAAAGAACTGTCCCGAGAAGGTGAATGGGTAATTGAAACTTTCAAAGAAGATAAGTATGGAAGAATACTCGGCACTCTTTATTTTGTTGGAGACCCAGTTACGGTGAATGAGAGAATGATAAATGAAGGAATAGCAAAACCTTTTATGGTGTAGACCAAAGTTTTCCTTCTGCTTTTCTCCTTCTTAATAATCCTGCTTCAACATTAGTTCCAGGATTACGATAGAGTTTAAGTGCTTCCGGAACTTTATCCCATTCCTTATTCTTTAGGACTCTTGTAATAGTATTGAAGTCAGGATTACCATAAAAATCTGCACCGAGATTATAAGCAAAGCAAAGTAGAGCCCCTTTTTGACTGTCATTCATTTCACTCCAGTAAGGTATTTTTTGGAGAGCAGGAATAAACTCACGACGCAGTTGATAGTAGAACAAATCATCTGCTTCTTCTTGAGTGATTTTGTTTCCAATCATAAATCGGGTTCCATCCTTTCTACGAGTGCTTCCCCAACCTATCGTAATGGGCAAACCACCTGTAAGAGGATCGTAATATGCTTTAAGATGACATTTCTCAAATTCCTTAATAAGTTCTACACCTTCAATAGGCAATCCATCAAGTGTTGGTTCTATCTTTTGATTTCTATAAATCCTAGCAAACTCATCCAAGATTTCTTTGTGAACTGATGCCTGAAGAAATGCCCAGGCACGATTTTGATGCTCCAGGTCTTTATGGTTCTCTACGGCATCTATGAATTTGATAGTCATTTAAAGATTCTTCCCCAACCAGTTTTATCCTTACCGTTCTCTAACCATCTATACTTTAGAACTTCAACAGGATAAACGGCACCTTTACCTTTATTTACGGGTGTAGTATAACCCGACATCAAATCCCCATATGGGTCATTACAGATATAAGATTTTCCATCAGGACTTTTTCCTATTACACACAGCATGTGCCCACCAGTAGGAGAAGATAGAGTACCACGGTGGAGTATGCCAATAACAACGGGTCTCCCAGCAGATAACTCACGATCAAGATCAGCAAAAGAAAGATTGTAACTAAAGCGTGACTTAATTCCATAAGAATCAAGAACTTTGGTCTGAACCGTGTGATCAGTTGAGTCACCGATTGCAAACACTTTCTGAACATAGGCATCATCGCCCTTTGCTCCCTTTAAAGTACCTGGCTTAAAATACTCAAGGCACATAGCACAGGAAGAACTATTGCAAGTACGATTAGCGTCTCTATAATTATCTGTCTGAGGATAATATGGAACATTCAAAATTCCAGGAATGACTGCTTCTATTTTTGTTCTAAAGATTTTGACCCAGTTAGCAGTATCCTCTATCAGGTCCGGACACTTACTTGCAAGATTCACTTCAAGTTGCTCTACTGCCGCAACATGTTTTGGGTTCTTTGGGTCATAATGTAGAAAAAAGTTGTGAAGGTCTATTCTCATTATTCGTCTCCTAAGTATTCAAGTGAAAAAACATCGTGTTCAGAAATATCGGGGTCCATCCATTCTCTAAACTCTGCCTGAATTGCCTGAGCATCTTCAGTACCTTTATTCTCACATAATGTATGTATGCGATCAACTGCCCAATCATGTGATGTTCTTAGAGTCTGCTCTAGTAGTGTCATCATAATAATCTTTCCGAAAATAACGATTTAGAATATTAGAATTATAGTACGCTGGAACCCCAGAGTCAAGTGATTCGGTCAGTACATTATTTAGAAAAAGTTGTCTTGTTTCCTCAAAGTTACACTTACCTTTGGTCTTATGAAGACTTATAATTTCTCTACTGAACAACTCTTTGCCATACTGAATTATATCTTCTTTCAGTTCGGGGCAAGAACCATAATAATTTTTCCAATCAGATTCTGACTTTACTTTTCTCTTCTTTCCTTTTGGTGTTCTGAACTGCCAAAGGTACTTGCGTCCAATATAATTTCTACCGGTGGTCTTACAGGATATGAGATATACGAATCCAAAATAATCTTCTATATGAGTTGACTCAAAAATCTCCCCATTATATCTCCAAGGATTCTCATAGCTCATTTAGTAGTCTTATAGAGCTATTATTTATCCTTCAACGGAGACAAACCTAGTCTACATAAAAAAAGGAGACTTGTCAAGCCTCCTTTAAGTTATGTTAGGATTTTAGATTATAAACCTAACATTTTTTTCAGTTGTTCTCTTTTTGAATCTTCACGCTTATTGCGTTCTCCAAATAAATCGTCTCTACGACTTTTTAGACGACCTCCCATTCTTTTTGCCTTTTCTTCTCTTTCGCCTCTTGGAAGTTTATTCAATCCTTTACTTCTACCTTGATGTTGATTATCAAGAACATTTTGTGCCTTATAAGTCGTCTTTACACCTTTATCAATTTGCTTATCAGATTGGTCTGCCGCTGCCTCAACAATAGTTCCAATAGCTTCGGCATCCATCTCCATCATTACATAATGTGCCTCTTCTACGGTCTCTACGTGCCCCTGTGAGAGGAGATACTCAAGCACAAGGTCATAGGCATCACACTCGTAAGAGTCGGTAGTAAATGTTTTCATTTTTTTTACTTTTTTAGTTATTTATAAAAAAACCCCTCCGGGTGGAGAGGTCTTGTGATTACTTGAAAAATAATATCAACCTTCTTTTTTTGGCATTTTGGCGCCAGAAGTGTGCCTTTCAGTGCCTGCAGAATCTCTATAGGTTTCTCTTTCTCTTCTTGGTGTTACATAACCTACGCCGGGAACAGCACCAGTCTTTCCAGCATCTCTGGCAGCATTTCTTTCTGCTGCTCTTTTTGCTGCTCTTTGACGATTTTTATCGTAATTATCACCCTCATCTAAAATACTCTGTCTCCACTCTTCACTCATATTTGCCATAATGACCAGAGCCGCTTCATTTGTATCAGCATAACCTTCGGCAACTAGGTGCTCAAGCACAGTATCAAAAGTATCATACTCCATTTCCATATTCAGGCGCTGCTGTCTAGGAGTTGGTTTTGCAGCAGGAGTAGGCGATGTTTTTGCAACAGCAGGAGTTGGACTAAATGCAGCAGGTTTTGATGCTGCTGCTACAGTATTACTTAGTGTATTACTTGGAGCAACTTTAGGGGCACCGGCAGACTTTGCTGCCTGAAGTGCTTTCTCTGGAGATGCTCCAGATGCTCTTGCTGCTTGTGCTGCCTTCAATTCGGAGGAAGTTGGAGTTCTTCTCTCAAATGAAGTTTTACCTAACATACCAGTTGCTGGTTTTGCCGGTGCTGTGGGTTTTGTGGGTGCTACTTTAGCGCCAGCGGGTGCTGGTGTAGCAGGTCTAGCGGCAGCGGGTGCTGCTGGTTTTGTGGCAGCGGGTGCTGGTGCTGCTGGTTTTGCGCCAGCGGGTGCTGGTGCTGCTGCTGGTTTTGCGGCAGGAGCAGGAGTAGTAGCGGGTCGTACTGAACCAGGAGAAGAACCACTACCTCTCCTACCACCACTACCAGACCCACCAGCACTACCTGCGCCAGGAGTTGTTGGTAATGTAAAAACTGAAGAATTTTGTCCCGTGGTTCTTGCTCGACCTTGCTCTTCAAGATAAGACTCATACATCTCTTCCCAAGTATAATCACTCAGGTCATAACCCTCTTCAATAAGGCCATTTACCCAAGTCTCAACTTCTTCCCAAACCTGCTCTTCGGTGAGTTCTTGAGGGGCATATACATTATTATATGCCTCCATCAAACCATATGCATCAGTACCAGTAAGTCTAGACATCTTTTCTTATAAGTTCTTTATAGTTTTATTTATAAAAAAAGAGAGCCTCAAGGACTCTCATTAGTTTTATTATTCAACCAAATATAAGAATAGTCGTGGTCTCCAAAAAGCACATCATCATATTCGGCAGCATCCTTATAACATTTTATAATTTCTTCTTCACACCACTCATCGTAATTTCCATCACTATTGAGTATTTTTGGTGTCACAACTTGAATCCGGAGAAAGTGTCGGGTTTTACATCAGACTTAATACCTCCAACCAAATATGAAGTTATCTCTGATTCTTGTGGTGCTATTTGTACTTCTCTTGAATTCAACCAGTGTGAGGTCCAAGGAAGAGGATTATTCTTCGCAGGAATATCATAAAGTGGGCGAAGACCAATTGCCTTCATTCTGCGGTTGGCAGTCCATTCAACATACTGGCAAAGAAGTTTATCATTCAGTCCGATCATAGAACCATCCTTGAACAAATATTCTGCCCAGAGTTTTTCTTGATTGACTGCATTCTCAAAAGTCTTATAGACCCACTGCTCTTCTTCCTGTGAGATTTTCTTCATATCTGGGTCATCACCTTCCTTCCACTTGTTGAGGATGTTCTGGGTAATGACTAGGTGCTGACTCTCATCACGGGCAATTAGACCGATGATTTTTGCACTTCCTTCCATAAGTTTGAGTTCGCCAAATGCAAAACTGCAAGCGAAACTGACGTAAAAGCGAATACCTTCAAGAATATTAACGTTTGCAACTGCTCTGAAAAGTTTTCGTTTGAGTTCATATCTTTCTGCCTGTGCGTAGGGAACTGATTCTTGGGCATGTTTCCAAAGTTCAGAAGTTCCATAATGATGGGCACTATTGATGAAATCATTATATGCTTCGGTGACACTCACGGCACGTTCTAGGATTCTTTCATCACGAAGAATTGTATCAAAGACATCCGCAGGGTCCGAATAAACATTCTTAATGATATAGGTATATGAGCGACTATGAATCATCTCCATAAACTCCCAGACCTTCATACACGCTTCCAGTTCAGGAAGAGAGCAGTAGGGAGCAAATGCCATACCAGGACCTCTTCCCTGAACCGAATCAAGCATAATCTGATATTTCAGATTACTCGTAAAAATATGTTTTTGTTCCTGGCGTAATGTTTGATAATCACCACGATCTTTTTGTAAGGAGATTTCTTCGGGTCTCCAAAAGTATCCAAGTTGTTGTTGAGTTAATTTATCAAAGATTGGATACTTGTAAGAATCATAACGCTGAATGCCCAGAGGTGCTCCAAAAAACATCGGTTGCTTTTTAGTATCTACCTCCTGAGAGTTAAAAACTGTCATTTGATTGACCACATTTTTCTCCTCTAGTTTTGTTTTAAAGTTAAAATCCATAATTTTTTTTCTCCAAATTAACTCACACTTTTATATTTACTCAGGTCAGATTTTGCAACTTTCACAGTCGTCTTCATCAGAACTCATAATATCATACAGGAGGGATTGAAGTTCTTCTTTAGATTCTTCAACCACTTCATCAGTCTTAATATCATAAGTATTCTGATAATAACTTGTTTTCCAACCTAGTTTATAAGTTGTAAGAAGGTCTTGTGCCATTACCGACACAGGTACTTCATTATTGGGATAATTTTCTGGATTATACGACCAGTTTCCAGAAATTGCCTGATCAAAGAACTTTTGCATAACAGCAACAATATTGATATAACCAGTATTGCTAGGCATATCCCAAAGAAGCGTATAGTTGTTCTTAAGAGTTTGATACTGGGGGACAATCTGCTTGAGAGGTCCTTTCTTTGATTTCTTAATGGACAAGTATCCCCGAGGTGGTTCAATTCCATTTGTTGCATTTGACACAACGGAACTGCTCTCCGAAGGCATTTGTGCCGACAGTGTTGAGTTCCGTACTCCATATTGCTTAACTTGTTCCCTAAGACTATCCCAATCATACTTTAAGTTATTCGGAACAATTTCATCAACATCCTTCTTGTATGTATCAATCGGTAGAATACCCTGACCATACTTAGTACGATGAGAATACTCACAGGCACCTTTTTCTTTCGCAAGATTTACGGTTGCCTTAATCAGATAATATTGGAATGCCTCACTCAAGTCGTGTACTAGTTTCCAGGCACCAGGGTCTCCATAGTTTTCTCCATTCTTGGCAAGATAGTGTGCCAGACCAATATAACCTATCCCAAGTGATCGGCGCCTCTTGGTGAAGTTCTCTGCTGCCTTTACGGGGTAATTTTGATAGTCAATAATCTCATCCAAAGCACGAACAGAAAGATCGCAAAGTTCTTTCATATCATCAAAGTGCTTTAATTTTCCAACATTTATCGCAGATAGAATACAAGTTGCGACTTCTCCATTCTCATCATCAATATGCTGTATTGGAGTCGTGGGTTCGGTGATCTCCATACAAAGGTTACTCATATTAACCTTATCCAGATAAGAACTATGAGAGTTGCAGTGGTCAATATTCATAATGTAAATACGACCGGTCTCTGCTCTTTCCTTCAGAAGATCCAGAAAAAGTTCTTGTGCTCCAATAGTTTTTCTTGGAATAGACTCATCTTGCTCCGCATTTACATATATCTCATCGAATGAATCTGTACCAAAAGCATCATACAATCCGGGAACTGAGTGTGGGGAGAAAAGTGTGATCTCCTGATTCTTGATGAATCTTTCATAGAACAGTTTGGATATTTGAATTCCATAATCCAATTTACGAACACGATTATCTTCAGTTCCTTTGTTATTTTTGAGAACTAGAATGTCTTCTATTTCTTGGTGCCAGATAGGAAAGAAAACTGTAGCAGAACCACCTCTGATGCCGTTCTGAGTGCAGCATCGGACAGTTGCCTCAAACTTCTTAAGGAAGGGCACCACGCCTGTGTGTTGTACCTCTCCGCCTCTGATTTTGCTGTTGATGCCACGTATTCTACCAGCGTTAATGCCGATACCAGCCCTTTGTGAGACATATTTACCAATAGCCACATCGCTGCTAAAGATGCTATCGAGGGTGTCATCAACATCAACGAGAACACAAGATGCAAATTGACGAAGTGGAGTTCTGACTCCTGCCATAATCGGCGTTGGGATGTTGATTTTGTGTTTGCTGATTGCGTCATAATATTTTTTAACGTAATCCAAACGAGTTTCCTTTGGATATTTAGAGAAGATGGTAGCAGCAATCATCAGGTACATAAACTGAGGAGTCTCATAAAGAGCACCGGAACTTCTGTCCTGAACCAGATACTTATCAACCACCTGACGGAGACCCGCATAGGTGAAGAGATAATCACGCTCATGTACAATAAAGGACTGAAGTTTCTCAAACTCTTCATCACTATAAAGACTCAGAATCTCGGCATCATAGACACCCTTATCAACACAATTATGAACGTGTTCAATCAGAGTAGGGCACTCGTGCATACGACCGAATAACTGCTTGCGGAGAGCGAACAGAAGCAGGCGAGCGGCAACAAACTGATAGTTAGGGTGGTCTAGGTCAATCAAGTCGCTTGCAGAGCGAATTAGAATCTCCTGAACCTCCGATGTGGTAATGCCATCATAAAACTGAATACCGGACTGCATTTCAACTTGAGATGCCGATACTCCTGCTAAGTCCTTACACGCTTCTTCTACCATTAGGTGAAGTTTGTTTAAGTCAAGACCCTCAATCGATCCGTTTCTTTTAATAACCTTTGTTCCGTTGCTCATACTTTCTTCCATTCGTTAAACTTTACTTTTGCTTCTAAACCTGTTCGTGTATTCAATTTTAACACATCCATAACCGAAAGTCCAGCAAGCACCATATCATTAATGTCCTTTTGCTGAATAGATTTTGACCAAATCACAACCTTACTTCCACTCTCAATAATCTTATTCATACGATTACAGATTTCTCGATTTCGTGGTTCATTATCAAAGACATAAACAACATCCTTAAAATTGCAGGATGATACATCAACATCGGCACCACACATAGCGATTCCATTCTCTACAAACTCAGAGTCAAATGGTCCTTCGACAATATAAACCGTCTCATTTGCATTTACCTTATTGAGTCCATAAAGTTTGGGAATCGAATCATCCAAGATGACGGTAATGTATTTAACACTATTCGGTCCTAGTGCTCTTCCTTGAAATCCGAAGACTTCTCCTTCCCTAGTGTATAGTGGTATGACTATACGACTCTCATCCTTTACAATCCTACTAAATGTAGGTTTTTGAGTATTCACCCACTCCTGAAACTTGTCAGCAAAATAAAACTTTTCCGGATTGAGTTTTCTTTTTTCCAAGTATTCTTTAGCAATTTGATTGGACGATGCTTTAGGAAGATTTAGTTTCTTTTGGAAGACTGGTTTTGAGAACTCAAACTTTGGTTCTTCAACCACAAAGTTCTTACCAGTATGACCTTCCTTAAATTTCTCAAGTGTATATTGTTTGTGAAGAGTTGGGTCCAGTTCTTTGAGGAAGTTATTAAATGATAAACTTGACCCACAGTTATGGCACTTAAAGTTTGTATTAGTCTTTACGGCATACAAATATCCCCTTGTCTTACTTTTATTCTTTTGAGAATCTCCACAAAGAGGGCAGCGAAAATTGTAGAGGTTTGATTTAACTCTTTTAAATTTCTGAAGGCGTGACGAAACTAATCCAATATACTTGGAATCAATCAAATCCATTATAAAGGGTACTATTTTGCTTTTTCTATTCTAATCTTTTCTGCGTCTGGTGTCAAGACATCCACAACCATACTTGACTGAGAAAACGCAAAAGAAACTATTACTAAAGCACCCGCAACTAACCAACGAAACTTTGTTACGTCATCAACCTTTTTATCTACAGATTCTATACGATTATCTATCTTTTTTTCTAATGATTCAAACCTTTCGATTACTCTACCGTGCTCTTCTGTATTTTTATCTTCCATCACCCGAATTCGACTAAAAATTACCTCATCAGTCTTATTAGTATTATCCAACTTTTCTTCATGGACTGCTAACATCTTCGATATGCTTTGACTAGTCTGTCCCATTATCTGAATGGCTTCATCTATCTTTTTCATCATAACCTCATAGGAAGTAAGACGTTCTTCGAGAACCGCTATTTTTGTTTCGTTAGATGATTTGGTAAACATTTTTTTTGTTGGTGGGTATATGGTTCTACAAAACAAAAAAATCAAGTAGTGGTCTTGCTATTATTTATTTGGGTTTTCTTCTTTGCATTCTGGCAAGATTTTTGAAGAATGGGTTCCAATTCCTTCTCTTTCCTTTTCTCAAATCTACTGGAGGATTATCACCTGCTTCTACTGTACCGGCAATCTTTCCACCAGCAAGACTATTAGTAGGGGCAGCACCACCCTCACCCTCCTCTTTGAGATTATGAATAATATCAATAATCTTGTTTATATCCATTAGATTTTTTGTAGTTGAGATAGGCACTCAGAATCTTCAACAATTTCGTGTATCTGAGTTTTGGGATATTCCGGTAAACGATTTAAGAACAGTAAAAAACTTTTAATAGACGGCCACAGTTCCTTTTCTAAGTTATAGAATAATAAAGGAACTGCGGCATCATTAAAAACATTAAAGAGAATAATGAGATGATTTAAGATGAGATGAGTTTTTAATTCTCCGGTATTTTTATATCTTTTTAATAATCTTTTTACATATCTTATTCTTTTCAAATCAGACTCAAAGTCCTCCATCGTGACTGATTGAGGATTTTCATAATACTTAATGGCAAATAATATATAATTATTCTCATTCAACTCATCAAATCTCATAGGTTATTATGCGTAATCAAGAGTTGCTGCGTTAGAAGTTGCTGTTGCTCCACCAGTTGAAGTAACCACGGTACGATACTGGTATCCATCAGGAATATTAGCACCGACAGTTGTTGAACCAATTCCGACTGTTGCCGTAGTTACATTACTGTAAATTCCACCGTTGGCAAGGTTAGTAAATCCTGCACCAACATAAGAAGCATACTGCCACTGGAATGTGAGAGGTGCTGTTGGGGTTGCACTTGCTACAACACTAAATGATTGTGCCGCAGTTGTAGAAACTCCACTCAGACTTACTGGTTGAGTAGTAATTGTAATGTAACGGTCTGGGAATACGGCATCATCAAGAGCATCACCTGTTGCACCATAAGTTGCGGGTACATTAGAACTAATACCAGACATAGCTACGAGAACTTCTGATTTGACTCTTAAGTATCCGTGCTGGTCAATGTAAGTGTGAATCCCAACCCAACCGGCGTGTGCTACTTTATACTTAGAACCAGTTGCGGCGTTGGCAGCAGCTTCGTATTCATCTACACCATAAACTGCATTGGTTAAACCAGTAGAAGTGGTTTGAATACCTGCGTAATTTGAATCTTCTAATGTATAAACTGGTTTTTGCGTTAAAGTATATCCAACTCCAGAAATTGCTGCTCCACTCAGATATTGAGTTGTTGCAATTGAAACAACTAGATCCGAAGTAATTCCGGAAATTACTGCCTGCCCGTATGTACCTCCTACACCAATAACAATTGTAGTTCCAGTTGAAATACCAGCAGCGGTAAATGAAGTACCAGCTCCAGTAATAGTTTCAGTAGAGTAGTTTACTGAAACTGTACCGGGAGAAAATAAATTGTCTGCCTTGCCCCAAAGAGCCATGTTTCTTACCTATAAAATTCTTTTCTGATAATATTTATAAAAAAAGGAGACCTTGGTTTTGGTCTCCTTATTATTAACTTAGTTTAATTCAGGGAGTAGGGTCTACTGCACCTTTTTTCTTAAGATGTGTTTGAATTTGAAGAATTACAAAAGAAACAATTCCATTTGCTTTTAGTTGTGGAATTGAACCAAGTAATTCGGAAACAACTAGAAGAATAGTTGCTACTGTCGCTTCATTTGCAACAATCCATGCCCAGATAAGTCCAGTGGTCATAATTACCTCGTGTGAAGAGTTCTGTTTTATTTATGAACTAGGTTCCTCTAGTATCCATTCTAAAGTCTGCTGCTGCTTTTCTAGCATTACGGCGTAGTGCTGCTTTACGTTCTAAAGGACTAAGAACACCCTTTTTTCTAGCCTCCTCACTAGGAGAGGGTGGTTTTTCTCCACTCTTTGGTTCTTGCCTTGAACCACCATACTTCAGGGGTGGTTTATTTCTTTCTTTAACTCTAGGGTCGCCACCTTTTTGAGTTGGTCTACCAGTCTTTGTATTAATACCGGTTTCTCTTTCGGAACGATTCAGCTCATCAATCTGCTCACCTTCTGGTTCATAAGACATCTTAAGACCCATCAATCCAAGTTTAGTTCTTAATCTATCCCTCACAGTTTTCATAGAACGGGGGTCTTCCTCTTCACCATTCTTTTTTTTCTTATCATCAGAACCACATTCCATTTCTTCCTTTACTTTTTCTGGAAGACCTTTGTGCTTGGTTGATGCAAACTTCTTTGCTTCTTTTTTGGTAATTTCTTTTGCAGCTTGGGCAACTTCAGGACTTGCGGCAGGTTTTCCTTTTTTGGCAGCATAAACCATACCCATAAAACGCTGTTGTGCCTGACTAACTGCCTTTTCGGCAATCAGTTCACCCTCAAGTTCATTATGTGCCATTAGTCCCTTACCTTGTTCGGGAGCAACAACTACTTTATTCTTAACTTTTCCTTTTTTATAATCAATTTTTGTGGTATTAGAATCTTCGGTTTCTGCTTCGTGAATGAACTCTTCTTTACGAGTTGCGATAGCATTTCCAATCGCACCACGCCTCTTCATTAGGTACTTATCGGACTTATCCTTATCTCCATCATTATCAACATCACCATCTTCTTGACCTACGGGGTCTAATCCTTTACCTGCCGCAACTCTTGCCGTTTGAGAACCCTTCTTTCTCTCACCCTCATAAGGTTCGCCATACTGAGTCATCTCAACGGATTCAATATTTGGATTCGCACGAAGTTGATTAATTTTCTCACGGGTTGCCATTCTCACATAAGACCTTTTAGTATTCTTATCGGTTACTCTTACCTTATACTTTCTGTGCTCTGCCGAATCCAATTCTTCAACATAGGTTAGAGAAATTGGTTCTTGTTCTTGCTCGGTTCCTTCAACAAAAACCTTAAAGAGTGCCTTCGCAAGAGAATCTGATGCGGCACTCTTAAATGCAGGATTAAAATCTTCTGCCTTCATACTACTACCTTCTTTGCCGAATAGTTTTGCCTTGACCATCTTTCTTTCCTCACCTCCCATACTGCTATTTTGCATATATTGAGAAAATGCCTGAGGAAGTGGAATATCTTCTCTTCTTGCTCTATAACGAATATCATATACTGCCTGCTTTGCCTTTTTCTCAGGAGACTTTCCAGAATCTTCTTTTTTATCGTTCTTGTCAGTAGGACCAGAACCGGCAGCAGCAGGAGCAAATTTTCTTGCTGGCAATTCTTCGGCAATATGATTTTTCATATTAAGACTTTACTACTTTACTATTTTCTATACTTATTTATAAACTCCCTGATATTGGATACCTTATAACCACGATAGGGTTTTGCTCCGTATTGTAGATTTGTTTCGGGTGCCTCGGGAGTCATATCCGCAACATACTTATAGAATCCAGATGTTCCAACTAAAGTATTTGGTTTTCCAGGTTCTCTCATCTTTCTATTCATCGTAACTTCGGTATATTTCTTTGTTTCCATTACATCCTTAATCCAGGACTTAAACATCATACCAGATTCGGTTACACAAATCAGATAGTTAGTACCACGACGCAGGATTCTTCCAACAAGTCCGGTATTCAGATTCTCAACTAGTTGACCGATTTGGAAGATTTTTTCTGAAATATAATTCTCACGAAGAGTCTGGTAATCAAACTTAGGAGCAATTTCCCAGAGGTTCCAACTTTCATTAATACCCATAGATGCTCTTACGGAATCAAATAATTCCTGTGCCGATTTACGCTTCATCTCTGGCGGAAGACCTTCTCTAAACTTACGAAAATCTCCTTCGGCAGCGGCAAGTCTCATTCTGGAAGCCGACATTCCCTCAACACCTTTGGCATCGGGGTCTCTATCACCGGCAGAAACTACTTCAATATTATCAAAGGCATACAGTTGCCCGTTATAATTACCAGAAAGTTTCTCAAACTCCTTTACACGGTCAGAACCACCCACAATTCTAACATTCGTATATCCATCATTATGTGCCTTCTTAAGAACATCAAAGATAGTTTTATTTGCGGCATCATTCACAATTCTTTCACTATGAGCAGGAAACATCTGTCTCATATATGAAATCTTTGTATCAGGGTCCAGCGGATTCTTTTTCTTATCCTGACTTCTGGATGGATAGATTAGATAGTCTCCACCATCTGCCTGTGATGAAGCAGCGGCAACATCCATCAATTGCTGGTGTCCGACCGTAGGGGGATTAAAACGACCAAAAGCAATCGTAAGAGTTCCCTTGGTCTTAGGAACTGGTGGTGGCGTTGCCACCGGTTGTTGAGGTTCCTGTGCTACTGGTTGCTGCTCTGGTGCTGGTTCTTGCTGCTGCTGTGGTGGTTGTTGAGCATTTGGGTCATTATAACTTGGAGAAGGAACATCCTTTTCGTGTGGAGTTTGATTTGGGTCCTTTCCTACTCTCTGTCTCTTATTATAGAACTTTAACTTTCCACCTTCTGTTTTGGCAACAAACTCATTAGTTCTTCTATCATACCAACCACCGTGCCCGTCACCCTGCAATCCAACACGCTGAGCTTGGTCTGCTGCAGAAGTTGCTTCTGATATGAACTGAAAGAAACTTTTCATTACTTACTTAATTTTTTCTTACGAATATTCGCCATTATTGCTTCTTTATTAGCAACAATATAGTTTAATCCATTTTTTCTAATCTTAATATATTTATTCTTTAACAATTCTGATTTATTTAATTTAATTTCATTATCAAGAGTAAAGTAAAAATACTTTATAAAATCATTCATTACATCTTTTGGTAATGATTTTTTAGTGGTGAAGATATCAATAATATTATTAAGAAATGCTTGGAGGTCTTTCATATTAGAAACATTCCTGGTTGTGCTTCAAGGTAATTTCTTGGATAAAATCTATATGATTTTCCCATAGAAGCATTTGAACTTGCTACTTCCATTTTATATCTAATTTGAATAATTAAATTACTATTACCAGAAAGTCTAGTTCCATCCGGTTTTGAAAGATAAATCTCTATTTTGGGGTCTCCAGATGCATTCATTCTAGCACTATATCTACTGTTTGCAAGTATATCTCTAAACTCTCTATTGGCAACTCTGGTCTTTACTTGACCTGTGCTTGTAAATTTAACTAGTTCGGTATTTACATTTCTAGATAGTCCAAAAATAATATAATCAGCAAATTTAACTTTAGTATCCGTAGATTCTACAGTATCTAATCCTTCATTTAATTTTTCAGTTGCATATGCATAAACAAGTCTTGCCGCTTTTTTTAACTGTTCTCCACCACCAGTAGACTTTGCCGATTCCCTTGATGGATACTTTTTAGTGTATACTTCAATATCAAAAAAATTATCAATAAATTTCTGATATTTTTCTTGAATTGGAGATACATCTAAACCCATCTCACCAAAAATACTTAAAAACTTATCAAATCCTTGTCCCGATACTTGATGGAATTGTTCCCCACCAGAAACCTTTAAAGAATAGTCAATATTTCTAAACCTTTTATCAGGATTGGTGGGGGAATTAACTTCTACGTTAACATCTGCTTTAGTTCCTTTTTGGTCTAATGTTCCTGCAGCAGATATTCTAATATTATCTTCTCTTTCATTAATTGATAGTCCCCTTGCTTGAGCATTCAATCTACTATGAGAATTAACAAATGATACTGCACCGGATCTTAAATCTGAAACTTTATTCCAATTTGCTCTAACTGATAAAAAATCTTGAGCCTTTCTAGGAACAGATACTGTTACTGAAACCGTATCAATTACAGCACTCCCAACATCATTAACTTGTTTAGCATACCCACGCTTCATCATTTCAGTCAATATAATATCAACATCAGATGTATTTACAGTTGGTAATGTTTTTGAAGTCTTTAGTTTTGCTCTTTTTACAAACCGAGCAGCAACTGCGGCAGCAAAAAATACCTCAAATAAATCACCTCTATTTGCTGGAATAGATTCTGCCATAAGTATTTTATTTTTATTTAGTGCTTAAGACTACCGAAGGGTCATTCACCAACTACAGCACCAATCTTTTCATCAAGGTCTAAAATCACGGCACGAATGTCAGAAATACGAGGAGGAACAGAAAGTTCATCATAGGTATAACCTTTTTGATTCTCAAAAAGAATTTGACGAACGGCAGCGGCAGTCCGAACATCCATCTTAACAGATACTGTTTTAGTCATCAAATGTCTCCATCTTCACGATTTTCACTATAGTATGCGTCAAAAAATCCGTCTGGATAACGCTTCATCAGTTTATCAATATTAGTCTGAATTACTTCATCAAAAGAGACATCAAGAGCAATACACGCTTGTGCCACATACCACATCGTATCACCCAGTTCCTTAATCAAGTGAGTACGGGTCTCATCATTCCAAGACTTACCTTGAAAGACCATTTTCTTGACTATTTCTAAAAACTCACCACCCTCGGCATTAATTCCCACAGAGGCAGTCAGAAGACGCTCAATATTAGCACCTTTCTCATCCAACTGAACCATACGGTCAGAAAGAGCAAGGAAATCTTTGGATGCATCAGAAGTTACGGCATCTACGAAGTTCTGATACTTATTAAAATCAACTCGTTGTGTCATGAAAATTTAAATCCCTCAAATGATTTTTTTGGTTTATTTTCTTCATTATTATACTCCTCTTCTTTACCGCTGTCAAGTATGTCGTTTTGTGCGGACTGTTCTACATCATAAAGTCTCATTTTGGCACGGTCAATTCCAACAACGAAACGCTTAAAGATTGTTGGGTCATTATATCTGTTTTTAAGTTGCTTCACCATAATCTGCCCTAGACCTTCTAATTCCTCGGTACTAATCAGAGCAAACATAAGGTCGGCAGTAGCAGGAAGACCGAACGATTCAGAAGTATCGGTCAATTCTACATCGGAAGAACCAAAACCGCTCCTAGTCGTCTGTGTCGCACTCATAATAGGAACATTAAACTCTACTGCCAAACCACGAAGTTCTTCGGCAATAGACTTAACCAAAGTATAAGAATTGATATTACTACCACTCTTAAATCGTGAGGAGGAGCAAATATTCAAATAGTCAATAAAGATAATATCAGGTCTAAATGATTTCTTCAGAGCAAGTTCATTCAGAAGTGCCTTGAAGTGCCCGGAGTGTGCCGAAGCAGTAGGATATTCTTTGATTACCAAAGAACCCCGAGTCTTCTTGGAAATACCATTTACTTTATTCTCAAATGCTGAGCGTGGTAAATCAATCAGTTGTTGAATTGGAACATTAAGAAGATTCGCATCAATTCTTTCGGCAATTCTTTCTTCTGCCATTTCAAGAGTAATATAAAGAACATTTCTATTCTGTAGTAAGGCAGAACTGGCAACGTGACACATAAAGAGAGATTTTCCAACTCCAGTATTGTGAGAGGAAACTCCATTAGTGTAATATCTATGATTTGGATGATTTACATTAATATCTACAATAGGTATTTGTTTATTGTTTTTATAAACCCGACCAATTTTAATACCCTCGTTAGTAATCAATTTGTATATTAAGTTAGATTGTTCCATTTCTTTAGCGGAAATCCAACCTTCAGTAGTTTCAAACAAATGGGACTCATTACAACTAACTTTATTACCCCCCATCATAAGCAATTCATATTCTTCATACATCCCCTTATTAATAAAAAAATTAACAGGAACATATCCATCGGGAGAATCAACCTCCACTTCATATCCATTATCAAGTAATGTTTTGATTTCAGCAATCGATGTTTCTTTTTCAATCCACATTTTGTATAAATACCATTAGCAGGGACAGGGAAATGTTTAATCAAATCTATTCTAACTTATGTGAAGGCAATAAGTCAAGAAAAGAAAACTATAAAAAATATTCTGGGTTACACGAACATCATATTATTCCCAAACATATGGGGGGAAGTGATGAAGATTTTAATCTAACATATTTAAATGTTAGAGAACATATATTGGCACATTATTTGTTGTGGAAGATATATAAAAATCCAAATGATTTAAGGTCTATGAAAATGTTGGGAGCAAACTTATCTCCACAATATAGAAAAATAACAGGAGAATTTTGTCGTGACAATAATATTGGTATTTTTTCCATTCCATCAAATGAAAGAAAAAAATGGACAATAAAAGGAATAGAAAGTCAAAAACAAGATTACTTAACAAATCAAACAAAAAATTTTTACTATTGGAGCACCGAAGAGGGAAGAAAAGAAAGGGCATCTCTTGGAGGAAAGAAGATGGGGTCAAAAGAATTTAGTTATTGGGCATCTAATGAAGGAAGAAAAACACGATCATCATTAGGGGGAAAGGCGCATAAAGGAAAAAAGGTAATGCATTTGCCCGGAACAAAGGGATGGAAAAGAATATCACCAGAAGAAGTTGATATAAAACTAAATGAAGGTTGGAAGTTTGGAACTGGAGAACCAGCACCAAACTCCAAAATCAAGAAATCTTCCTAAATCTAATTTTAACTATAGTTTCTGGATGAACGCAACCGGCAAGAGCAATATTCAGAGTCTTATTAGGTAATCCACCTTTTGTGATTTTGTTGAAATATTCTAGGTCAAATTCAATCTTATCTTCTTTACGATGATAAAACTCATATCGTTCCTCATAATTCTGAAGATAATCGTGACCTATATTATTATCAAAAGATACTGCCAAGGCATCGGAAAGAATACTGGGAATGGCATCTCTACCTTTTTTATCATCCTTACCATCGGCAATATGAATGGACTCCATGAGTGCCAAGTAAATAGCACGGTCACGGCACCACTTTTCGGTAGTATCCAGTATCCACTGCTTATCCACAGGACTATCATTAAGTTTAGAAAGTAATTCTACTATTTCCTTATTTTCAGATTCTGTCAAATCTCTACGATTATCAATCTCAATATTGAGTGCTTCTATTGTAATTGAAGAACCATACTTAACGATGAACTCAACAATTTCCTCAAAAACTATCTTTTCTACTCTTTGCTCATAGTACTCCGGTTGAATAAAAGGAATAACCTTTCTGGCATAGTCTTCATTAAATACTAAGTTTCTAAGGATTGTAAGTTCAAGTCGTTCCATTATTTTAATTAAAGATTTCGTTTATGATGCGGAACATCGAATACAAAAGTAATTCTAATGTTGTCGCCAATATTAACTGCCTTATGGGGTAGTTTATTATTGAACCAAAATAGTGTTCCCGGTTCAATAGTTGTAGTTTCATCCCCAACAGTATACTCGTATTTTCCCTGAATGGAAAGGTGATATCTATCCTTCGTAAGATAATAAGTTCCTTCGTCAATATGAGAACCCACAATTTCACCGACTGGAAGTGCCAAGAATCCACAACGACGGAGTTTCTTAAAATACTTTCCCAAGTAATTAAGAATCTCCGTATGTTTTTCATATGCCGGGGTTTTAATACATATTTCAGTATTCCCGACATATTGGTTCTCTTTTTCAACTCCACCCATTATAAGTTGCAACACATCCACAGTAACAGTATATTCTGTGGGGTCTAGTTGTTCGGAGTCTTCAATATTTTTTTGAGAACCCCAGTCTTCAGGATATTGCTTAAGTTGTTCTAATATTTTAGAAACATTTACATTAGTTTTTATTATACGAATATTTTTCATACACCATAACTAAACTCACCCTTGGCAATCACATCAAGTTTTTCCATTACTTCTGGTGTAAAATATTTTTCGGTATTTTTTAAGATTTCTTTGGCATAAAGTTTCTTACCATCAATCTCATAACGACCTGCTACATTCTTCCAGAGTCCACCAATCTCACCAAGTTCAAGAAGACCGTAGTAACGATCAAGACCGCGCTCATCATAATACAGACGGATTTCAACATCTTGATTCTCCTTACTTAAACGTGATTTGTGAGTCTTTGCCCTGATAATGTTTCCAATTACTTCCGTTCCATCTTTTTCTTTTGACTTAGAAAGATAGATAATTGTAGACGCTGCATATTGCAATCCAGAACCACCAGACATTTGTTTACCACCATAAAGAGACATCGACTCATAGGTGTGATTTGTCACTAGCATAGGAATCTTTGCCTGTCCCAATTTGAGAGTCAGCATACGGAAGGCACCTTTGATAAGTTGTGCCTTCGTCA